GAGGGGTACATGGGATGGATCAATTATAAACCACTGGAGGTACAGCATTTTTTCAAGATCCAATTCGATGGGCACACACGATTGACCACAGGGTACATGGATATAGTTGCCGAGAGGCAAGATTTGCCGCTAATTATAGACATCAAGCGGCAATCTAAGCCCCTAAAGAAGGCAAAACATGAGTGGGTTATGCAAGGTGCACTGTATGCGCTTGCACTGATGAAACAGAGGAATCTCACAGATATTCCAAAGTTTGAAAATCATTTAATTATTCCTGGCAGTGCACCAGTATTCCTGCACACAGAATTAACGCCTGAGATCCTGTACACGGCATACAAATTGCTTACTGAATTAAATCAGAGGATAGATAGTGATTACTGGCCCCTGAATAGGAATCATGCACTGTGCTCTCCAATGTGGTGTGATACGTTTGATCGTTGCCACTATGAGAACTTTGAAACTGTTGAAACACTACTTGAGAGGTGTAAAAATGAATTATGACTTTCCAGAAAATCACTCATCAAAAAAGGGGTCAAACTCAGAAAGACTTGTGGAGCTATTTCTGTCAGATGCAGGGTGGTACACTTACATAGCAGTATTTGAACAACAACCTCCCATTGATATGATCTGTATGCGTGGTAACGAACTTAAAAAGATTCAAGTAAAGTCAATGATTTTAGATAAAACAAACTGTTCAGATTCAACCGATTTTATGCCCTTGGCTTGTAGCTTGTTATCATCTTCAGTTAAAAGGAAAGGGAAAGAGTATATTCAGGATTGGATAACTAGGGAAAAACCTTGGGATGTTCTGGCATGTGTCTGGGAAAAGGAAATTGCATGGTTTACTGATCCATCAGTATGGATGAATAAGCAGCATTTGACAATCATGTATAAGCCTACGAAAAAAGGACCACGTAATGGAACCACATACTTTGTAGACTGTTTAAACCCTGATTGGATACAAAATGGACAGTCAGATATATAGTAGATTACTTATACTGGAAAAACATTTGGAGTTGGCGTATGAAGAAATCAGATCAGAAAACTATGACGAAACAACCAGACTCATCCTCAACGCCCTCTCAACCACGAGCCAACTTCAAGAGATACTCGAAAACGAAAAGGTCAATATGGACCGCTCAAGAGGAGAAGGACAGGAAGAGGTCAAGGGCAATAGTATCTCGTCTTTCAGAACTTGGTTACAAAAAGGGAGATAATGGAAACTTTCCATGCTTTTGTGGGGAACGGCCAGATGATTATAGTGTGTGGTGGCTTTCAAATAATAAGTCAAGGGAGGACCACCTGTTTTGCTTGCGATGCACCAAAAGGATTCCTGAATTCAAAATAAAAGATATGCTAAAAGAATATTTTGAAAGGATAACGGCACAGAAAGTGCATGAATATAGCAAGGAAGAGGTAAACATTAGTGAACTTTTAAGCAGGAACTGAAATGCTTGATAAATACAAGAGGGCTGTAATGAGAAAGCCTGAAAAACTGGTGGTGGAAGGGGAAACAGGAGCAGGTAAGACCACCTTTGCTTGCTCAAGTCACAGTAAGAAGACACCTGCCTTTGTGATCAATGCAGATGATGGAGGTGAAACTGTATTCCACAAAACAGGAATCGAGTACATCTATGATTGCCTACC